CCGACAGAGACTGTTGCCGAATTTCCTGTTGCTGTAACATTCGCATCCGCGCTGACCGAAACAGATCCGACAGACGCTGTGCTTGCTGGGAACGCAGACCCATTACCCCACGTTCCCTCACCCCATCCATGAGTTGAGGAATTCCAGCCATCAAGTGCAACTTTGACATCTGCCACATCAGACCTTATGCAATTCTAATTATTGCGTTACTCGCATCTGCTGTTGGAAAAGCAATAGTAAAATCACCACTTGTAGATGTCTTGTCTGCACCAAAATCTAATACAACTACTGCTCTATTAGCCGAGCCTGCGGTAGTAGAAGAATTGTAAATTAATGCTCCTCTCGCAGTAATTGAACTGCTAGACCAAGTAGTATCAGAAAAGTCTGTAAGTGCTGTAGTTCCTGATGTAGTCGGATCTACGTTAGTTAGCGTATTACCGCCAGCCGTATAGCCAGTGCCTGTCGCAGATACCTCATTAGTTGTTGCATAAGCGGTAGTAGATGCTGACATAGTTGCACTACTGGTATACAAAGCAATTTTAAATGTATTCCCTGTCCCTGTAGTAGTTGTAGTGCCACCACCAGAGCCATTGTGAAAGTTATGAATTCCTTGTAACAACTCGGATTTAAACGAGGTCGTCACAGCTTGGGTAATCGCCATTATAGTCTCCTTAAAATGTCAGCCATGTCTTTATGACCGTTTAACTCAAGTTGAGCAATTAAAGTTGTTCTATCGCTTTTTACAGCTTCATCCATGTAGTATTTAACTGCATGAAATACTTGATCCTTAAAAGCCTCTGCCTGCTCTTGTATTATCGGGTGACTATTGCCCCCAACAGAAACAATCGTATTTGTTGCTCTTTGCGCCCAATGCTCAACAGGTAAGCCTGCATTGTTAGTAGTAACTACATCAACGCTTCCAACACCACTAGTACCAACTTCAATCATTACTGCCTTCCTACTCTAACCGATCCAGAACGATAACTGTCTGTAGTGCTGTACCCTTCGCCAAGAGTCTTTAACTTACCCAAAGCATCTTCGTATCTCGCTGTGTACAAATTCAGCATATCTGGGTCTCCTTTAAGAAACGTATATGCTTCAACCAGACAGCCATAAAGCAGTGTGCTTTCTGCGTTTGTTCCTAGCCAGCTAGTGCCATCGCTAGATGCTGTAATAGACTCTGGCTTATAAAAGTAATGAAGCTCTGCCGTTAAGTTTGAGTTAGGGGTTGGCCCTAATATAAAAGAGTTTTCATCAAAAACTGCATAATGCTTTGGTATGCCTTCGGTAGTCCCAACTGGATAAGCTTCTCGTATAAAACTGACATCCTTAAACAACAAAAACTCATAGCCGCTATTGTCAACAGCAAGAGAGTAAGGTGCTAAAAAATCAGAAGGCATACTAAGGTATGCATTACCGTCAGTTGTTGTTCCAGTTACATTCTTTCTAAAGTCAGGAAGCTGTATTGTTTTAAGAATCCTGTCTTCTGCTTGTTGAACAATAACTCCAAGATTATTAACAAACGTGGTTTCCGTTGTTTCAAGGTAATCTTGAATAGCGTTCTTTAATGTTGTATATGTCCACGCCATTAGCTTGTAGTCACCGTAACTCGTCCAACTTCGGCCTCTATATCCAAACCAACCGTTCTGCTTCCAAGAGAGGTAACACCCCCTCCAACTGGATCAAAAGCAAAAAACTTTCGACTCTCATCTAAAGACTGATCTGGTCTTGGATTCCTCAATGCTTGAGGATCATCCATTCTAATCTTGCCAAGTTGTAACTGAGGCTGATCTTCATCAAGAACATCCTTGCCAACCAACAATCCTGTGGGCCTTTGATTTTCTATTTGAGGCACTAAGTCTTTTTTGGCATACCTAAAACCTGTGCGATCACAATAACCAAAGGCATATTTACCAGCAGCAAAACTTGTCATATCGTTGCATAGCCTCCGGGTGATATGTAAAGAGAGGCTTTTCCTCTGTCTGCATCAGCAGCTTCAGTCCACTGCTCTTCATAATCAGCCTTTAAAAATGTGCTTCTGTTAGTGTCTGGCCCATACTTAATACTTAGTTTGTAAGCCAAACCAGCAACCAAGCAGGGAAGAAATCTTGAGGGTATATCCATGTTGTTAGAAGCTGGAGAGCCAGTATCTTCTACCCGCTGCATATAGTAGTAAACTAACGTATAAGTCTTTTGATCATCTGGGGAAGGCCAAAGATTTACAGAAATAGCAGAAGGATCTTTTTCAATATAATACTGAAGAGGCTTACTCTGGGTAAGCTTGTTTGAAAGGTGTGCATACTGGCTTATAGACATTCTATTTAATGTCTGGTCAAACTGATTATTTACATCAGCAGCATCAGTTCTTATAAATGCCTCTACAATATCAAGCACATCACCAGATAAGGTGTATCTGCTAGTGCCAGCAGTAAGAGCTTGAGTAGCTTCTTGAACCGTCCAAAGATTTAAACCTCTGTTTTGCCATTCAAGCATTAACAGGTTAATACTTCTTCTTGCAGTCCTATAGTCATAACCTCCGCGAAGCTGAAGACCAGCCCGTTCAAAAGCCTCCTCTATGGCATCGCCAAGATCTAAATTAAAAGCATATGTGCCGCTAGTAGCCATTTAAAATACCGGAGGCTTTGTTTTGCCTTTAACAGCACAACCATCGATAGACTTTGTTCTACCACCGCCCATCATCTTTTTCTGAACTGTTGTGTTGTAAGAAGAAGCGCCGACCCGACCAGCAACCCTATCCATTTCTGCCGCTTTTGCTTTTGCTTCTTTTTCCCTTTCTCTTTTATCTCTGGCTCTGTCGTAAACTCCTCTGCCAACAACGCCAAGAAGATCTCTGTATGGCCCTGACCCTGTGGCAATACCATAGGCTGGACTAATGGCTGATAATATTTTATCTGGCATATTACTTTTTCCTTTTCTTTTTTCTGGACTCAGACAAAGCAATAGCAATAGCTTGCTTTTTGTTTGTCACTTTTTTGCCAGAACTAGATTTAAGCTTTCCTTTTTTGTACTCGCCCATAACCTTTTTAACTTTTCGTTTAGCTGGAGAGCTAGAAATTTGCTTTTGTTGCTGCGCTCTAGAGATTGTCATTTAACTCTTAACGAACCTCTATTTTTCTTTTTTGAAACTACTTT